GTTGCCGACCAGCTGCATGTCCGGCCCGGCCTCCTTGGCCATGAACCCGAAGAACTGCTGCCAGGTCTGCGACCGGAACTCGGCGTCGATGGTGCCGAGGAACCCGTCGAACGCCTTCCCGGTCGCCGCCGCCACCGGCTGGATGTCATGGAGCAGGCCCCCGGCGATCTTGATGCCGGTGTTGAAGATGCCCAGGACTTCGGGTTGCAGCGCCTTGGTGAACGCCGCGTAGTCCGCTTTCAGCGGGGCCAGCGTCTGCCGCATGACGGCCTGGTTCTTGCTGACCGACAGCGCGGCCAGGCCGAGGCCGCCGAGCCCCACGCCGAGAGTCGCGATGACCGGGGACAGCGCCACCCCGGCCGCGATGGCGGCGCCCATCCCGCCGCCCGGGATCCCGCCCGCCCCGGCCAGGCCGCTGAACCCGGCCCGCGCCGCCGCCGCGTCCACCCCGGCCTTCTTCGCCGCGTCGCCTTGCTTCTTCAGCGCGAACTCGGCCTCCAGCGCGCCCTCCGCCAGGCCGTGCTCAGCCTCTTCGAGGATCTTGTCGGCCTTGGCCAGCGCCAGCGTCGCGCCGGCCGACGTGGCCGCGGCCTTCCGCTGCTTCTCAAGCGTGTCACTGAGTATCCGGACGCCGCGCGCGGCGAGCACGGAATTGTCGGACACGCCGCGCATGTCGCCCTTGAGCCGGTCGGCGCCCGAGGACCCGAACCGGAACGTCAGGTCAGCCACCAGCCGCCGCCTTCCGGTCGACCTGGTCCGCCACGCGCTCCAGCGCCGCCTCCAGGTTCCGCGTCACCTCCGGGTCCGCGTCCCGGGCCGGGCCGGTGAACCACCCCGGATGCACCTCCTGCGCGTACCAGTGCTCACGGTCGTTACCAGGTCCGGGGTGGCGGAGCTGCCCCGCGTCGATGCGGCGCAGGCTGCGGCGCTTCCCGCTCCGCGCGATCAGCGATACCCCGGGCTCGCGCCCGGCCGTGCTCACCGACACCGCCAGGTCCAGGTCCGCGTTCAGCTCATCCGCGTACCGGTTGGGCAGATGGGCGTCCAGCCCGGCCCGGACCTGCTCCTTCGCGGGTTCGACGCCGCGGCGCATCGCCGCGGTGAGCTCCCGGAACAGCTCCCCGTCAGCCTGCCGCCGCAGCTCGCGGGCGATCGACTCCAGCTCCGACGCCACGTTGTTCAGCCCGGCCATCAGCGCACCTCCGCCACAGCGGCGTGCTGATGGCCGGCCGCCGAGTCGGATCCCGCCCGGGCGGCGGAGACAATCCCGCCCGGCGCGGCACGGCGGCCGGCCATCAGCACACCCGCCCGGCGGGCGCGAGCTCGCCGGTCAGGCTTGTCCAGTCGGCGAGGGCGAGGGCCCCGGTGGAGACCACGCGGGCAAGCGGGTCGCGCGGGTGCTCGGTCAGGCTCACCTCGCTGAAATGGACCCATGCGGGGCCGCCATCGGGTGGCGGATCCACGTACGCGGTGACGCTCAGGCCACAGCGCCTGGACTCGGCGATATCCCACAGCAGCGACGGGTAATCCGCGCCGACCTCGAGCAGGACGACCACCCCGAGGCCGTCGACCTCGGCGAACCGGCGGGCGACACCCACGTCTCCGGGAGCAGGTTCGCCGGAACTGACGATCCGCTGTTCCTGGTGGCCCGCGTACAGCGGCAGCCCGGTCGGCGGCAGCCGGAACGTGTACTCGCCCTGCGGCCACCTCTCGTAGCTCGCGCAGATCCCGGTTAGCCAGCGTTCCACGCCCAGGCTCCCGGCGGCGGCCGGGCCGCTGCGGGCCGGAGGCGGCATCTGCCAGGTCGTCATCCGGCAGCCCGCCGCGCTGCGCGGGCCAGGGCAGGATCATCGAAACACGCGGCCCCGAGCTCAGCGGCCAGCCGGGCGGCACGGTCCTCCGCCGCGGCGAGCGTGGCCGCGGTGAACCCGGTGGCGCCCTCATTGAAACCCCGCGCCTCGGCCAGGAGCTCCCTTTCCGCCCGCTTCAGGGCGAGGGCCAGGCCCCTGATGTCGGCGACTTCGGCGCGGACCCGCGACGCCGCGGCCGCGCGGCCGTCCTCGGCCCGCTGGAGCCCGTGCCCGACGTCCACGCCCTCCACTGCCAGGTACCGCACGACGCGGTCGTACAGGCCGCCCGGGACTGCGGACCGGACCTTCAGCCCGCCGCTGGTGGCCATCTTCTCGGCCATCCACTGGCCGAGCGCGACCGCGTCCGGCGGGTCGCTGTCGGCCTGCCACGCGCTGCCGGGAAGGCCCTGCTGCCACGCGGCGATCATCGCCTGGACGTCGCTGCGCTGCCCGCCGCCGGCGGCCGGTTCCCGCTGCATCCGGCTAGCGATCGCGCCCCGCCATGCGGTGAGGGGAAAGCTCATGATTCGCTCCTATCCGAGGCGCGGGCCAGCCGAAGGAGCGACGACGGCACGGCCCGCGCCGTCATCCCGATTATCCCACGAATCGACTCAGGCCAGCCGGGACCCGGCCGTACCCGGTCGCACGATCCTTACCGCCATGCGGCGTAAAAGGGCTGAGGCGCGGCGTGCAGCAGCGCCCACACCGCCAGCTCGGCCGCGACCGCGGGCGCCGGGTCGGTCGCGGTGCCGTACCGCCGGAGCGCCTCCGCCCCGGCCAGCCGCCGCGCCGCCGCGCCCCGCACCGCCGCGGTCAGCGCCTCCTGGTTGTGGTGGCGCAGGCGGCCCGCCGTCATCAGGTCGGCGAACTCGCCGTGAGCCAGCGCCATCGCGGCCGCGTCCGGCTCCGCCACCGTCAGCCCGGCCGCCCGGGCCGGCTCCGCCAGCGTCGCCGCGTTCGACCTCGGGTCGATCGCCACCGCGCCCAGGGCGAACCGGCGGGCCAGCTCCGCCAGCGCGGGCACCGCGTTCGTCCCGTCCACCAGGTCCATCAGCTCGACGTCCGCCCACCCGTCGGCCGGCAGGCCCGCCAGCACGATCGCCGTCCGGGACCGGTCCGCGTACACCTCGCACGCCGCCGCCCACCTGATCATCGCCCGCCTCCTGCCCGCAGCGCGGGCCCGCCGGGCGGCGGCACCCGCCCGGCCGCCCGCCTGCCGGTTGCAGAACCGCCACGACAGCCGCCGCAGCTGCGGCCCGCCGTACATCCGCCCCGGGAACTCATCCACGTCAAGCCAGCGGGCCGCCGCGGCGAACATCGGGTGATAGACCCCGCGGGCCTGGCAGCGGGCGCACGCGTCGCCGTCGGCCAGCGCGCGCAGCAGGGCCCGCCGGACCTTCTGGTGATCACCCCGGATACCCACAACGGTCCCACGCCTCCTGGGCGAACACGGCCCACCCCGGCTTCGCCACCTCCGGCCACTGGCAGAGGCACGCCCGGCGAAACTCGCTGAGCTCCATCGTCTCGTAATCGCTGGCCACCGTCGCCTCTGACACGGTGATCCCCAGCGCGGGCATGCACGCCCGCCAGGTCGCCGGGTCGCCCGGGTCGGCGTCGTCCGGCGCCGAGTACCCGGTGTAGGCGCTGGTGCCGGTGACGCCCAGCTCGCACCGGGCCCGGGCCTCGTCGACCTTGCCGCGGAAGTAGGACGAGAACTCGTTCCCGGCCGTGCTGACCACCCACAGCTGTGCCGCCGGGCGGGTCAGCATGGCCGGCTTCAGCGCCTGCTCGATCGTCGCGTCCCGCTGCGCCCACGCCTCGTCGATCACCGCCAGGTCCAGCGTGTCGCCGTGGTCGGACGCCTCCGTGCCCGACGCCAGCATGATCATGGACCCGTTGCGGAACGCGAAAGCCTCGCTGCCGTAGCCCTTCCGCACGTCGATCAGCCTGGCCAGCGGCGACCGGCGGATCCGCGGCCACCACACATCCAGGAACCGGCGGCGCCCCGCCAGCCTGGTCTGCGCGCTGTAGCTGATCATCGTCCCGGGCACGTCCCGGCCCCGCGCCACCATCAGCGACAGGATGCCGACCGATTTTCCTTGCTGCCGGGGCTCCTCCACGACCACTTCGCGGAAGGCGGGCAGGCCGTCCTCGCCGGTCTCGGTGCCGGTCGCGATGATCTGCCGCTGATGCGGCATCAGCCCGCGGAACCCCGGGCCGCCGAACCCCAGCGCGGCGGCGGTCACATTCACCTTCCCGGCGAAGTGGGGTCGCCCGGGAGTGGCCGGGGTGGCCCACCTAGGCGCGGCTGAACTCGGCGTCGAACTTCGCGAGCTCATCATCAGCGCCCTCCCCGGGCCCGCGGAGGGCCAGGAGAACGTCTTTCAGCACCCGCGCCACCTGCGCGTCGCCGGGGCTGTCCTCATGAGCGGCCTCCAGCCGCCGCGCCAGGGCCTCCAGCGACGCCTGAGCGTCGACTGATTCATCGGCGCCGTTTATGCTCCTGGAGCACCGCTCATCGACGGCGCCTATAAGTGGCACGGCACCGCAGCGACGGCAGAGAGAGTGATCCTCGGCCGCGTGCAGGCGCTTGCGGCGGGAGCGCAGCGCATCCGAGTCAGCCATCGTTCTATCGTGCCACGACACGACGGAGTGACACGCCGCACGTACGTGAAGCCCGAGCGGAGTCCTCAGCGATATGGCTTGCGTCGACCCCCCCTCCCCCTACCCTCTGACCTGCGAAGATGCGGCGCGGAGGGTGGTTCGCCTGCTGGATGGTGACCACGCCTCGCCTCGCCGCGGTCGCGCCCGGCGGTCGCGATGGTTCAGCGGCTGATGGTTCGCGATGTCTAGATGGCTCATGATCGTTCGGATGGTTCATGATCCGTGAGTGCGCGCACTGTCCTGCGACTGCTCGTCCTCGGCGCCATCGCCATCGTGCTCGCCGTCCGCGCCGCGGGCGCTACCGTGGAGGCGTGCGGGTGGCCAGGGTTTGGACGCCGCGCCGGCCTGCTGGCGCCGCGGCCGCGTCGATGCCCATCGCCGTCATCCGCTCGCCGAGCCCGTGATCGTCGCCGTCGTGTTGGCCGCAGTTGCGGTCAGGTCCGCCGTCTGCCCACCGTCGCGGGCAGCCGCGCGTCGTGCATCTGGCCAGTGCCACGCCACCATCATTGCGCCTGCCGGTTCACCAGTTCGAGCAGGATGTCGGCGTGGCACGGCTCGGTCAGCTTGCACCAGCAGGCGAGGTTCCGGCCGGCCAGTTCCGCGCGTGCCTCGTCGAGGACTTCAGGTGCGGACTCCAGGAGTTCCCGGTACCGGCGGATGGCTTCGGTGCGGCCGAAGTCCCTGACGTGGTACGGGTTGCCCCACCTGGATGGCCGGGCGACGGTTACGGTTCCGGCGGGCTTCCGCCATCCCCGGAAGCGCCGGAGCTGGACGCGCTGCGGGTTCACGGGCTCGGTCATGGTCGTTCTCCTGTCGTGGTGTCGCTGTCGCTGTCGCTGCCGTCGCGCTGGCCCATCTTGTGCAGCGGCACGGGCACGGGCGCCGGGGCCAGGCTGGCACGCTCGCACATGAGGCGCGCCAGCTCGCGCAGCTCGGCCCGGCGCCGCCGCCCGGCAGGATGCATCCTGCCGGTCATGGTGCACCGCGCAGCATCAGCTCGGCCTCGGCCACGGCCGGGATGATCGGCGCCGAGTCAACGCCGAACCACTCAGCCAGCCACGGGTCAAGGTTCTGGAGGTATCCGACGTTCCGGGTGAGTATCCGCCACGACTCCGGCGGGTCGCCGTGCTGGAGCCATTCCCAGCAGGTCGCGTAGCCGGTGTGTTCGGCTAGCACGGGCGTCCAGACCTCCATGGCGCGCTGGAGGGCGGGCAGGATGCGGTCCCAGATCTCGCGCCAGCGGGCGGCGCATTCCAGCGCCCGGGCGCGCTCCCCGGCTATCTCGTCGTCGAGGGCGAGCATCTGCGCGACCTTGGCGGCGAGCTGCTCTTCGCCGCTGGGCTTCGCGCTGCGCTGCCAGCGGCCCGTTTGGGGAAATTCCCCACTCTGCCGGACCGAGGCGACGGTCTTGTGGTCGGCGCCGCACAGCCGGCCGATCTCCCGGTCGCTGCGGCCCGGGTCGCGTTCGAGCTCGGCGGCGATCAGGTCCCGTTTCTGCAGCTGGGTCAGGTGGCGGCAGGCCAGGTTGGCGCGCATGGCGTAGTCGTGCTTCTGGTCCTCGGTCAGGCCCGGGAGCACAACGGTCGGCGGGGTGATGCCCAGCTCGGCGCAGGCCTGCTGCCGGTGGTGGCCGTCGAGCACGGCGCCGTTCTCGTCGACGACGACGGGCCTGGCCGGGTCGTAGCCCGCGGCGATGCTCGCCTTCAGCGCGTCGTACTCGGGCCCGGCGAGCGCCGGCATCACCTGGTAGGGCTGGCCGGTCACGACACTCCCCCGAACAGCTCGAGTTGCTCGGCCGCCACCGCCGCCAGCTCCCGGCCTATGCCGCCGCCGAACAGCGGCAGGTCGCGCGGGCGCCACACCGCCCAGTTGCCGCCCGCCCGGGTGATCAGCTCGCCGACGTGACGCTGTTCGGGTGAGACGGTGCCGGATTCGGCCTTCAGCTCGCGGTACAGGATGCCGGCGCGGCCGATGATGACCCAGTCGGGCCAGCCGGGTTCGCTGCCCTTGCTGTTCCGCGGGTGGTAGCCGAACAGGCCGAGGCCGGCGATGAGCCGGCGCACGTGGGCATCGAGGGAGTCGGGGCCGCGGTCCTCGGGCATGGCCGCGGCGCGCGGGTCGCGGGTCACCACGGCGAGTGTCCGGTAAGCGGACGCTGCCCGAGTGCATTAAATGCACTTTCCGGCCCCGGTTCAGTGCCACGAATGCACTCTTGTGCCATGGTGGCACTAGTTCGCACTGCGTAATAACGGCCTGGCCTGCGCGGCTTGACACGGCCGCCAGAGCGGATGTACCTACGGGTGGTCAGGTTGAGGCCCCCCTCTCCCGGCAGCCCTGAACGCGGACCTGCGCCCGACGCCCGCGATGCCGGCCAGGCGCTCCAGCTCGGCCCCGTGCGGGACCTCCTTGTACCCGAGTCCTGCCGCCAGTGCCCGGATGACCTTCTGCGCGTGATCCCTGCCCGGCGTCTCCAGCTGGGCGATGACCGCGGCGAGCAGGACAGCGGCCTGATCCCTGGAGACGGGCAGGCACCCGGGACTGATGTGGCACTGGCTGATGAGCGCGTCCCGGACGGCCATCTCGGGACAGCCGGCGTGGCAGAACCAGACGAGGCGCTTGCCGTTGGACTCGGCGGCGCTGATGGTGAGGGACCTCTTGCGGTCGCCGTGGACCGGGCAGAGCATCTCCAGCCTGGCGCTGTCCCCCTGGGGTTTGAGCCCGTGCGCCAGGCCCAGGGTCCTGACGTGCTCCCAGAGGCACTGGCGGGCGGGCAGGTCGCACCGGGCCACATCAGCCTGCCCCGGATTCCGGCGTTCCGGCGTCAACCTTTGGTTGGCGGGGGAATCGCTTCCAGACGGCCTGGCGGGTGATGCCCAGGGCGGCGCCGATCTCGCCGTCTGAGTAGCCACGGGCCCGGCAGCCGTCCACCGCGACGGCCAGGGCGCCGCGGGCATGCTCGGCCGCGCCCGCCAGCCATTTCAGGGCTTCCAGGTCGGCCGACGCGCGGATGCTCATCTTGCGGATCAGCCGCACGACCCCGGCCGCGTAGCTGTCGTCCTCGATGATGCGCTCGCGCTTCTGCCCCCTGCGGCGGTGATCGTCGGTGCAGAACCGGCGCCTGCCCGGCGGGAGCGGCCCGTGGCACCAAGAGCACGCCCGGCCCCTGGCAGCATCGGCCTGTACCCTGGTGCTGACGTCATCGCCGTCGTCGTGAGCGCCGCTCTCTGCCCGGGGGCGGCGTTCTGCCGTGTCAGGTGGCATCGGCGTCGCCGGCCGGGTTGCACAGGATCCTGGTGAGGGTGATTGTCTGCTCGGCGGTGAATTCCGGCGCCGAGGCGACCAGCTCGCGGAGGAAGGCGCTGGCCCTGGCGTACTTAAGGCACCGCTGTGCCTCGGTGATCCGTTCTGGCGGTGCGCCTCGGGCGATGAGCCCGCCGACGCGGCCTCTGAGGTCGGCATAGCCTGATGCCACGGTGCTCTCCGGGGGTGCGTTAACCCGGAGCCCGTGTTGTGAGGCTCCCTGATGCCCGCCGACCATGCCCCGGCGAGTGCAGGCTTGAAGCTGTGCCTAGCTTAGAACGGAAAGCCGCTGATGTTGTGCTTAACCCGCCACGCGCCGCCGCGGAGCTGCGCGAGAGCATCCTCCGCGAGTTTCAGCGCGGCCGGGTACCGCAGCCGGGGCTTACGCGGGCACAGACGGCATGAGAACTCGAACACCTCACCTGGCAGCGCGAGGCAGATGCCCCGGACGTCCACGGCGGTGATGTCGCCGAGACGGAGAACCTGCGTGTAGATGACCTGCTCCCTGTGCCTGCCCCGGTCATCGCAGGTGAAGACGATCTTCCGCGTCATGCGGTCTTCCATCCGATCTCAATGCGCTCGCTGATGTAGGCGTCGTCGATCCCGCCGCCCTCGGCGGCGCGGCTGCGCTTGCCCGCCTTGCGCAGGCGGACGGTCATGATCGCGTTCAGCAGCTCCTTGCGCTGGGCCAGGCCCAGCCGCTCCCACCGCGCCGCGGCATCGGGGCCGGCGACGTCGCGGACAACCGGGGGAAGGTGAACGCGGGCTTTCTCCTCCAGCGCCGCGATCTCGGCGACCAGGCGGGGCTCGTGCCGCGCAAGTGCCGCGATGGTCAGCTTCCCGTCCTCGACCATGGCATGCAGGTCTTCCAGGTCCCGGGTCTTGGCCAGCAGCGCAGCACCCGCTTCGGCCGCTTCGGCGCTGCGGTCGGCGGTGAACAGGTGGCGGGCATTGTCGCGGGACAGCCGCAGCAGCGCCGCCCCGGTGACGTAGGTTTCGAGGATGTCGGCGACGATCGACGTGCAGTACCGGCCCTTGGACGGGTCGCCGCCGCGGCCGCGGCACTGGTAGATCATGCGGTGCGCATGGTTGGGCTGCTTGCGGAGGTAGGCACCGCAGACGCCGCACAGCGCCACCCCGGACAGCAGGTGCTTGTCGTGGACGTCCCCGGGCTGCAGGCCGCGGCGGCGCGCGTTGTCCTGCAGCCGCAGCTGGCAGGTATCGAATGTCTCCTGATCCACCAGGGCGGGCCATACCGCGTCGCCGACGACCTGGCCGCGGGAGGTCCGCTTGCCGGTGTAGCCGGGGTTGCGGAGCATCTGCCGCAGCCGGGTCTCGTCCCATTCCGGGGGGGCCGGGTTCTTCCGCTTCGCCGGGTTCTTGCGGTAGGCGACCGGGACGCCGCGCTGCTTCAGGTCAGCGCAGATCGCGTACACCGATTCGCCCGCCGCGAACCGGCGGAACACCTCGCGGACGATGGCGGCCTCGTCCTCGCGCGGTATCTGGCGCAGGAAGTGCCGCTTGCCGGTGTGGTCGTCGTACTCGTACTCGCGGCGGTACCCGTACAGCAGCCGGCCGTTCGGGAGGCCGGCGGCGGCGCGGCCCCGGGCGGCCCGGCTGACGCGCTGGGAGGTCTCCTCCGAGGTGCCCTCCGCCGCGATGCCGTCCTCGAGCAGCGCCTTGCGGTCGCGCCACTTCCGCGGGTCGTAGGTGTGGCCGTGGCTGGTGACGTGGATCAGCACGCCCTTGTCGCGGCAGGCGTCGAGCAGCCCGACGAACGAGGCCATGCGCCGCGAGGCGCGGGATGTCTCCCACACGACCACGACGCCGAACTTCCCGGCTTCCAGGTCGGCGCTGAACCGTTCCCATTCCTCGCGGACCTTGGTCGTGAACCGGGATGCCGACGCGGACTCGGGCTCGGTGTAGGTCGCGCGGACGGCCCAGCCTTCATCGGCGCAGGCGGCCAGGCTTTCCTCGTTCTGCTCTTGCGGGCTCTTGGAGCGGCCCTTGCGGTCATCGCTGACGCGGTTGTAGACGGCTGCGTCCAGGGGCGCGGGCACGGTGCGCGCCCAGGGCGGCGCCTCGATCGTGGTCATGCCCCCAGACTAGCAGTCCGTTTCAGGATTCTTCTCGCCTAATCCTGAAACGGACTGCTATGTGCGCCCGGTGACGTAGGCGCCGCGGCCGGGCACGACCTCGACCAGGCCCTCGTCGGCGAGTACCCGGACGGCTTTGCGCGCGGTCAGCCGCGCGACCTCGTACCGGCCCATGAGCTGGGTCTCGGACGGCACCGGGCGGCCGGGCGCTATCTCGCCGCGCTCGATCTGCCCGCGCAGGATCGCGGCAATCTGCAGGTAGAGCGGCGTCTTGCCGTCATGATCAACCGTCACCCGGTCAAGGTACCCAGGCAGTGCGGACACTCGACTATCCTATCGGACCCTAGCCCGACCTACCCGGCTAGGCGTAGTGTGGCAAGTCCAGCACGTAAGCGGGTCCGCCCAAGAGGTACTAGCTCCGGAGCGGACCCTTGATCGCCCCATGGAGGCGACCCACATGGATAATCCCACGCATCCCCCGGCCGGCAGCAGCGCCGCGCCCGTCCTGCCGCTCCGCCGCCCGTTCCCGGACACGCCCGCCGCCTGGGAGCGGGAGATAGCGCGCCTCCTGGCCCTGCGCGCGCAGCAGCGGCGCCAGGACGGTGCCCGGTGACCGCCCCCATGCACCCCGCCTACTGGGACGTGCACGCGAAGCTCGGGGACCCCACGTTCGCCCTGGCCGCCGCCCTGGCCCAGTGGGAAGTGCGCCCAGACGGCGAACCCGCCCCGGATGCGC